TACAACTCTTTCTGCTGGAATAAATGCTACAGCTACAACTGTACCAGTTGCTTCTGTTACAGGAATGCCTACAGTAGGTGGAACTCTTACAATTGGAACTGAACAAATTTCTTATACAGGAATATCTTCTTTAAATATTACTGGATGTACTAGAGGAATTAATGGTAGCACTGCAGCGACACATAGCAGTGGTGATGCTGTTTTACAATTTCCAAACGGAATGACAGATATACAGGAAGCTAATTATAGAGTTGCATCAACTAATGTTGATACACCTATGACAAAAATTAGTAGATCACAGTATCAAGCATTTTCAAATAAAACAGATCTAGGTTTACCTACACAATATTGGATACAAAGATTTATAGATAAAACTACTATGACTTTGTATTTAACCCCAGGAAGTTCACAAGCTGGAAACTTTATAAATTTTTATTATACAAAAAGAATTGATGACGTAGGTGCTTATACAAATGCAACTGATATACCATATAGATTTGTACCATGTATGATTGCAGGGTTAGCTTATTATTTATCAATTAAATATGCCCCTCAAAGAGTACAATCATTAAAAATGTTATACGAAGATGAATTATTAAGAGCTGAAGATGAAGACGGTTCTTCTAACTCTACTTACATATCACCTAAAATATATTACCCAGGTATTTGCTTTAGCGATTTCTGATAGATCAGGTATGGCTTTTCCATACAATGAAATGGTTAGAGAATGGAATGGTGCTTTAGTGCATATGTCTGAGTATGAACCAAAACAACCACAACTAGATCCTAAACCCACTAATGCAGATCCGCAAGCTTTAAAAAGAGCAAGACCTGCAAGAACAGAATTTGCAACAGAAGATTTTTTACCTGAAAATCCTTTTATAACCGCAGCTAGTACAGTTTTAAAAATTAATTTCCCTAATGGAGATTTACAGGTAGATGATTTTGTTAGATTAAGAAATGTTAAAGCGCCTGTAGGAGGTGTAGCTGTTTCAACTTTACAAATGTCCACTACTTTAAATGGAGCAATAACAGATTCTGCTACAACTATTGATCTTACTGATGGGTCGGAGTTTCCAACAACAGGTTTTATAGTTATTGAAAAAGTATTAACAGCAAGTGATACAAGTGACCCTCTTCTTGTAGGTACTTTTCAAAATGAAGTTATTGAATATACGGGTCGATCTAGCAATCAATTAACTGGTTGCACTAGAGGAACTAGTGCGCCTTACAGAGGTGTTTCACCACAAAAAACAATTGCAGGTTCCCATGTTAATGGAGCTAAAGTTTTTGGAAGTTATAAAGTTGTTTCTTTAAATGAAACATCAGTTCCAAGTACAGGTCAACCGTCTACAACTACACAATTTGATGGTGTTAATGTTGCATTAACTAACTCTGCATCTAGCACAGAAACAGGAGGTGGTTTTCAATGTACAATTGGACCCATTAATGATAGAGGTTAATTATGGCTGGAGTTTCTAAATATACATACACAACATTAAAACAAGCTATCTTAGACTACACTGAAGTAGAGGATACTGTTTTTACAACCACTATATTAGATGGTTTTATTATGTCTGCTGAGTTTAGAATTAATCAAGATCTTCCTACAGATTCTGATAGGTTTGTTCAAGAAGGTAGTTTAGCTGCAAACGATAATACAATCAACGCTCCTGCTGGGACTTTGTTTGTTAGAGGAATTGAAGTATTTAATTCAACAGCTAATACTGAA